GATTCACTGGTAAGGCAGTATAATAAAGACCTTGACGATTTTATGGAAAAAGTTAAGGGTATGCTGGATAAAAATGAACGATTGACTGATGATGAAGTTGAAAATATTACTTTGCGAGTACCTGTTTACATGTACTGGGCAAGTAATGGGCTTGAAACCCTCGGCATACAGGGTGATAATGCAAAGGCGATAAAAATGGAGGCTTACAATAATGCAGTAATGGCGATTGACGGTACAATAAGAGACAAGGAAAGTTATGCTGAAAATGCCACATTAAATGAATATTTGACAGATGTAGCATTTAGCAGGGCATACAAGAAACTTAAAACAAAGCTGGACATGGCTGTGCAGTTATGCCAAGCAAGCAGAAAGGTATTACAGAAAAGAATTGCTGAAATAGAAATCCATCAAATGGAACCCGATTATGTTAAAAATAATAATATATTAGAAAAGGAGAATGATGATAATGAGTAAAGTTGTAAAGGTAGTATTGACAAAGGAAGACGGCACAACACAGGAGTTCGATAACTTTGTATTGTTTGGCTTCGATAATAAGGAGGGGGGTGTTGGTGTTACAGCCGCCAGAAATGCAGATTTTAAGTAGACCATAATCGCTCACAAACTTTTAACCGAACAGATTAATGCACATTTAAGCGGTGGGCTGGGTGATGTATTAGGTGCAATCATGAAGGATGTTATGGGTGCAGAAAATGAAGATTGTGATGGTGATTGTGAACACTGCGACCATCATGATAAGGAAATGGCTGGCATGAAGGAAAAAATGGGGGGAAGATTTTGAAGACCTTATCAGTAAATTAAGGGGGAGAAGATAATATGGCAGGAATTAAAGGAATACCAGTAATCGGACAAATGCCAAAACTGGGCATAAAAATTAAATACTTTGACAAAAGTATGCCGAAGTTGACAGTTACAGAAAAAGGGGACTGGGTTGATTTAAGAATTGCAGAAGCCGAAGTAAATGGTGAACCTGTATCATATGATGAAAATGGTGAACTTTCTTACAAGGCTGGTGATGTTGTGAAGTTTAATTTAGGGGTTGCAATGCAGTTGCCGAATAATGCTGAAGCTCATGTATTGCCAAGAAGTTCGACATTTAAACATTATGGCTTAATACTGGTGAATAGTGTTGGCATGATTGATAATTGTTACTGTGGTGATGACGACCAATGGATAGGAATGTTTTATGCACTAAAAGACGGCAAGGTTGCAAAGTATGACAGATTACTTCAATTCAGAATTATGCCGAAAATGCCCCCAGTGTTATTTCAAGAGGTTGAAAAACTGGAAAACCCAAACAGGGGCGGCATAGGTAGCACTGGGGTAAAATAATATAAACTTTAAAAAAGGACACTTTAATAAGTGCCCTTTTTTACTATATATTTAGTGTAAAGAAATTAATAAAGAGGGGTTGTGTTATGAATAATAAATTTTATACAGGACAAAGGGTTAGAATCTTGAAAGGAAAATACAGCGGCAAAGTTGGCGAAGTTGTTGCAGTTTATTCAAATAGATTGGTTGATGTAAATATTGATTCAGACGATAAATATACTGCAAATATTCACGACTTTGTATATACCGATTTGGAGGTGTTATAATGGAGGTATATTTAGCAAGGGGCACACAAAGCCCACTCGAATTATTGTATGTGGCATATAAGACATGTTATAGTAAAGTAAAGCCACATGAGATTAAAATACCTGTGACTGAAACCAGCATAGGTGATATTCCAGATAAGGAAAAGATGGAGAAGTTTGTAAGGGAAAAGTTATTAATGGGGCATGAAAGCCCGATTGAACATGTAAACTTTACATTCTATATTGAGGGTGTAAGTAGGGTTACACAACAGCAACTTACTCGACACAGGGTTGCAAGTTATTCTATACAATCTCAAAGGTATGTTGACGCTGAATATTTTAGTTATGTTGTGCCGCCAACAATAAGGGAAAATGAAAAGGCACTGAAAATTTATATAAGTGCCATGAATAACATGAAACAGGCATACAAGGATTTAAGGGGTTTGGATATACCGAAGGAAGATGCAAGATATGCTTTACCTATTGCAACAGATTCGAATATGGTTATGACTATGAATGCAAGGGAATTAAGACACTTCTTACAATTAAGGTTATGCCAGCGAGCACAATGGGAAATCAGAGAATTATCCCTTAAGTTGTTCGACTTATTGAAAAAGGAGTGCCCTGTATTGACATTTAATATTATTAAATGCCCAGTATGCCATGAAGATTGTAAATATGCAGGGGGTGCACTTAATGAATAATCTTGATTTACTAATGAATGATATAAATAAAAAGTTTAAGGAAAATATTGTGGTAAAAGGCACGAGCATTATTTATAGTGAAAGAATACCATTTTCCAGCCCGAGAGCAAATTACTTGCTTTATGGTGGAATCCCAGTAGGTAAGGCAGTTGAATTCTTTGGAAGTGAGGGTGGTGGCAAAACAACCACAGCCCTTGATTGTGTAGGGCAAGCACAGAAAAAAGCCTTAAGGGAATATAATGAAGCACTCGACAGCATGAAAACCGAATTGGATGAATTACAAGCAAAGAATAATAAATCTGACCAGAAAAGGATTCAGCAGTTACAGCAGGATATTGATAACATTGAAGAACAAGGACCGAAAAAGGCTGTATATGTTGACGCCGAAAATACACTGGACGAAGACTGGGCAAGGCTTAACGGTGTTGATGTTGATAACTTGTATTTAATCAGACCACAAAATCAAACAGCCGAACAGATATTACAAATGGTACTCGATATTATTAAATCGGGGGATGTTTGCATTGTGGTTGTTGATAGTATCCCGATGCTAATACCACAGCAACTATATGAGGAAACACTGGAAAAGAAGGCTTATTGTGGTATTGCTGGAACAATGGCACAATTTTCAGCAAGGGTTTCGCCTTTACTGAATAAGTATAAAGTTGCCTTAATTATGATAAACCAAGTAAGGGAAGATATTGAGAACCCTTATAACCTGTATAAGACAAGTGGCGGCAGGGCATTAAAACATCTGTATGCAGTGCGAATCTTATTTAGAAAAGGGGTATTTATAACTGAGGATAATCAAGAACTGGCAAATAATAAGGCGACAGAACCAGCAGGAAATCTCGTAAATATGGATATTGCTAAAACTAAAATATGTAGACCAGACCGCCGAATGGGATTTTATACACTGAAATATAAAACTGGAATTGATGTGCTGGCGGATACCGTTGACCTTGCTATTAAGTATGACATTATAAGACAGAGCGGTGCATGGTTTAATATTTTAGATATTGAAACTGGGGAAATAATGTGTGATGAAAATGATGAACCACTTAAATTTCAAGGTAGACCAAAACTTCTCGAATATTTAAGAAGTGAACCGATTGTGTTTAATGATATTGCAAAACAAGTAAACAAAGTTATATCAGAATAGGGCATAAAAAGCCCTATTCTTTTTATAAAAAAGAGTTGCATTACCTTCAATATTATTATATAATATACTTATAAAATGGTTGGAGGGATAAAAATGTTGAACCTTTTAAACTGGGAAAAACCTTTAAAAGTGAATGGCACAATTTATAAAAATAGTGCCGCCGCTTATACAGCCCTTAAGGACTTTGATGGCGAGATAACAATACAACTTAATTTTAAGCAAGAAACGAAGGTACTAATACAAGAGGGGGCACAAGAAAAGCCAGCAGACGGCAAGATAGATGATACGATATACCGAATTAAGGTGCGACAATACATGACCAAGCAGTGGGATTTTAATGATAAGTGGAATAATGGGCAACCAATGCCGATGAGGGTTATGGTTGGCAAAGTATTACAGGAGACAAAAGGTATGGTGAAAATGGAACTATGGGGGCAACCAATGCCGACAAGTGTTTGCATGGTATGCGGTAGAAAGTTGACACATCCTGTAAGTTTACATTATGGAATCGGACCAGAGTGCGGCGGACACTTTCACATAAACCCTTATAATACTGAAGCAGAATTACAGCAGGAATATGAAGCACTTAAGGCAAAGATGGCAGAAATTAAATGGACTGGCTGGGTTGTTAAAAGTGCCATTGAGGAAAAGGAGGTAATTGAAGATGAAGGAAACCAAGAAGAGAAGACCATTTAAAATCAGAATTGTTACATGGACTGATAAAAATGGTAAAAAGTGAATTGCTATGGTTGGTAAAAATTTTTAAATATTTTAATGAGCCACTTTAATAAGTGGCTTATTTTATTATATATTTAGTGTAAATAAAAATTAGGAGGTAACAAGATGATAAAAGTTGCAAAGGTTATTTATGAAGGTAATGTTTACACAGAAGGGAGAAAGACTACAAAGCAGTATTGTTATTTAACTGACATCACAGATTTAAAGAAAGGTGAATATGTTGCAGTTGAAACCCAGTACGGAATTAATGTAGCAATATTCGAGAAATACAGTAATACACAGAATGACAGGGATTTAGCGACAGCATGGATTATTCAGAAGATTGATGTTGCTTCATTGGTAAACAAGAAGGAAAAGCTGGTTGCACTTAATGCCATTAAGGATAAACTTGACAGCAGAAAAAAGGAAATTGAGGAAAGAAAGATTTATGAAATGATGGCAAAGGATGACCCAGACATGGCGGAATTGCTTAAGAAATATGACGATATTGTAAACAGTTAGGTAACAAAGGGGGGCTTATAAATGGCACAGAAAACATTATTTAATATGCCAGTAAAGCCACAGAAAAAGGCACAGGCAAAGGCACAGGCAAGGAAAAACCAAGAGCCAATCCATAAGCCCCAGCCCCTACATTTAAGCCCAGAAGACCAGAAAATATATGAACTAATAAATAGGCGACGAAGACAAATGCTGGTTCATAGTTGTTTATATTATAGGATAAATGAAAATCTTATAACTGACCAGCAGTTTGACCACTGGGGCAGGGAACTTGTAAAATTACAAGCACAATATCCAGAAATAGCGGCGAAAGTGCCATATGCTGAAGCCTTTTCAGACTGGGATGCCAGTACAGGATTTCACTTACCACTGGATGACCCATGGGTTACAGGCACAGCATCATATTTATTAAGGATAAGCAGGGATATAAAAAAGGAGGAAAGTGAATGAAGCCAACAAGATATTACAGCGATAAGAGTGAAAAACAAGGGGCGAAAACACTGGGTATGAAACAACAGCCGAACAGTGGTGCAACCCCTTTTATGAAAGGTGATTTAATAGATAAATATACATTGCTTGATGATAAAACAGTAACAAAACTTCAACAAAGTGTAAGTCTAAAAAAATCATGGTTTGACAAGATAAAAGAAGAAATGTTTAGTATGGGGCGAAGGTTCTGTGGCATAAGGTTTAATTATGGTGACCCTCGAAAATCTTATGTGGCATTACCTGAAGATGATTTTAATGAATTATATAAGGCATGGAAGGAATTGTATGGTGAGGATTAAAGGGAGGTAATATATATGAAACAAGTGAAGAGGGGTGATATTTACTTTGTAGAATTAGGCAATGAAAAAGTAGGTTCAGAATAATGTAATGACAGGTATGCAGTAGTAATTCAGAATGATGTGGGTAACACTCATAGCCCGACGACAATAGTGGCTTTTCTAACTTCACAACATAAAAAGAAATTGCCAGTGCATATGAATATTAGATTATTTATGCCTTCGACAATATTACTGGAACAGGTTAGAACAGTTGATAAGAGGAGACTGGGTGAATGGGTGGGGCATTTAACTGACCCACAAATGCAGGAACTTGATGATAGATTAAAAATAAGTTTGGGATTAAATTAGGAGGGATTTCGATGGAATCTTTAGCAACAAAGTACAGACCTAAAACCTTTGATGATGTGGTTGGACAGGAAAATGTTAAGCATATTTTACAGAATCAAATTGATAAAAAGGAAGTTAAGCAAGCATATTTATTCACAGGACCAGCAGGGACAGGAAAAACAACACTGGCGAGAATATTAGCAAGTGCAATAAATGGCGGCAAAGGGCAACCGATTGAAGTAGATGGTGCAAGTAATAACGGAGTTGATAATGTAAGGGCTATTATAGACGACAGCAAGTTTAAAGCCATGGACTGTGAATGGAAAGTTTATATTATAGATGAGTGCCATATGTTGACAACTGGTGCATGGAATGCAATGCTGAAAGTATTAGAGGAACCCCCAGTTAAAACAATTTTTATGATGTGCACAACTGACCCTCAGAAAATACCAGCAACAATATTAAGCAGGGTGCAAAGGTTTGATATTAAAAAACACAGTACAGTAAATATCGTTAAAAGGTTGCAATATATACTCACAATGGAAAATGAAGAAATAATGGGTAAGGGTGGATCAGATGGATTTTATAATTATGAACAGGATGCCCTCGAATATATTGCAAAGCTGGCAGAGGGTGGAATGCGAGATGCAATTACCATGCTGGATAAATGTTGTGGTTATAATGAAAATATAACCCTTGAAAATGTGGTAAATGCACTCGGTTCGGCAGATTATGCAACATTTTTCAAACTTACTGATGAAATACTGGCAGAACATGCCGATAAGTGTATTGAAATAATTGAGGGGCTTTACATGGACGGCAAAGACCTTAAGCAGTTTGCAAAGTTATACAGTTATTTTCTACTTGATATTATAAAATATAAGTTGCTGGGCAACTTTGATTATATTAGTATCCCGAAACTATATGCCGAAGATTTGGATGAATATAGGGATAATGAAACCGATTTCTTTAAGGAAGTATTACAAACATTTATCGAACTTAATGCGAAGATTAAATGGGAAAGCAATGTAAAACCGCTTATTGAGGCGGAGGTGCTTATGTTATGCTTATAGGACAAACAAAACTTTTCAATAAATTTAAGGGTTTAAGGGCACAGAATGCCCTCCCCCAGTTTATTATATTGGCAGGGGATAAAGGACAGGGAAAAAGTACAATGGTTAAGGCACTGGCGGAAATAATGGGTGTGCCAGTAGTACAGCCAGAGGCTTTAAAGGTAGATAATATTAGGGTATTAATTGATGAAGCAAATAAGTTAAGCCACGATATTATCTACTTTTTAAAGGATGCCGATGACATGACCCCACAGGCAGAAAATGCCTTGCTTAAGGTGGCAGAAGAACCGCCGAAACATTGTTATATTATAATGAGTATTACAGACCCAGCAAATATATTAAGTACAATAAAAAGCAGGGGACAAACTTACTGGCTAGAACCTTATACAGTGGAACAATTAAAGCAAGTAACTGATGATAATTTAATATTGCAGTGTGCCCAGAATATAGGGCAGATAAAAGAATTGCAGGATATAGGGGCGGCAAAGTTATATAAGTTCTGTGAAACAGTTTATGACAATGTTGGCAAGGTAAGCACATTAAACAGTTTCAATATTGGCAAGCATATACAGATAAAAGATGACCAAGATGGTTATCCACTGGCATTATTTTTCTATATGATGATTAATGTTGGCAGAAAAAGGATTATTGAAACAAGGGATGACCGATACCTTAAATCTATGTTTATTCTTTATGACTATAAGAAAAAGTTTACTCTTAAGGGTGTAAGTAAACAATCATTATTTGATATGTTTATACTGGATATGAGAAAAATATGGAGGGAGGTTTAATAAATGGATTTAGTTGATTTGAAGAATGAAATTGTTACTGGCATGACTAAAAATTTATATGTGTTTACTGGTGTTGAAAGTGGTATGATGAAAATGTATATGAACAAAATGAGCAGTAACATTATAAGAACGGATAAATTTTCGGACTTAATACCAAAACTGGAAGCCCCCAGCCTATTCAGAAAAAAGGCATTGTATGCAGTATATAATGACAGTGAATTATTAAATGTGGATTGTGGCTGGGATAGAATAAAAGAACTTATCGGAAAAAATAAGGTTGTGCTTATATATTACAACCTTGATAAAAGAAGTTCTTTTTACCATGCAATGAAGGATGATGTTGTTGAATTTGATAAACTTACAGAACCCCAGTTGGTAAGTTATGTGATGAAAAATATAACTGTAAACAAGGCAACCGCTGAAGTGATTGCTGAAAGGTGCAATTATGATTTTAATAGAATTGAACTGGAATTGGATAAACTGAAAAGATTGCCCTTTGTAGATAATAAAACTATTGAGGAATTAGTAACTCCACTCCCCGAAGATGTTGTGTTTGATATGAGTGCGGCAATGCTGACAGGGGATGCAGACCTTGCATTTCAATTATATAAGGAATTGAAGGAAAGGAATGAAAGCCCGATTAAAATAATAGCCATACTATATATGAATTTTAAAAATGTTATGATGGTGCAAGCCATGCAGGATAAACAGAACAGGGAAATAACTGCGGCAACTGGTTTAAGTAGTTGGCAGATAAACCATGTAAGGGATAAGGTAGGCAGTTACAGCCTTAATAATTTACTGGCAGTATTAAGGCTTATACAAGGGGCAGAGTTTGGGATTAAGACTGGTAAAATTGAACAGGATATGGCAATGGAGAAATTAATGGTGGATATTTTAGCATTAAGCGAAAGAAGTCAAGTACCCTTTTAAGGGGGTGACAGTATGGGAGAATATACAGTAAACAGCCAGCCGAAACTTACCTTTGATGAATGGTGCAAACAAAACAATTATGATTATGACAAGGATTTGGAAAAACTGGGCGAAAAAAGGGCAGATAAGAAATTTACTAAAATGTGGGGCTTGTATGAAAGATATTTAGATGAGGCATAAAAACCTCATCTTTTTATTGAAAAGTATTGCAATTTATATTATTATATAATATAATATAATTGTACCGAAGGGGTACACGATAAAAAACTTTAAGGAGGTGCTCATATGAGCAAAGTATTAAAAGACATAACTGAAGAATGTGTTACAAAGTATGACCCAGAATGAGGGGTATGCAGTAACTTACAAGGGTGTTACATTATGGATGACAATTTACCAAGATGACCCGAAGGACATTGAAGGCAATACAATACAACTGGTGGACGGGGACGAAGATGAACCGCTTACCATATTAGGTAAAACCCCAGTTGAAGGATTTGATGGTGAATTTGATTATAGCACATATGGAGACTGGGAAACATTAGATGAAGCCCTTGAGTGGTTGGAAAACCCAGTGGCATTATATTAAAGTAAGCAGGGGGCACAAAGCCCCCTCTAATTTAAGGAGGTATTAATATGATAGGAAGTTTAATAAATAACATATATGAAAATACAAAGCCAGCAAAGCCAGAAATTGGAATGGGTGCAACTCTTATAATGTGGAGTGACCGACATGCTTATACAATTACAGGGGTAAGCCCCAGCGGTAAGACAATAAAGTTGCAAAGGGATAAGGCGACAAGGGTTGACAAGAACGGAATGAGCGATGCACAGGATTATAAATATGAGCCAGATATAGAAGCCCCAGTGGAAACAGCAACATTGAGAAAAGATGGCAGATATAAATTAAAGGGTTATACAAGCGGTGGCACAGTGCTTATCGGCAAACGAGATGAATATTATGATTATACATTTTAGGAGGGAAAAGATATGTTTGATGCAGTTGAAGAATTAAGGAACTTACAAAAGGCAGATGAAAAAATAAGGCGAATAAATTATACAATAGATAAACATGGTGTGATGAATGAGGGTGTTATGGTTGCACTGGGGGACGCCGAATTTGAAGCTGGTGTTATAGCAAAGGAATTAAGTAAAAGAGGATACAGTAATGATTTAATTAATAAATATAAATTAAAATAGGGGCATAAAAGCCCTTATTTTTTTTTATTCTTTGCTTTAATATTTAGTAAAAAATACTATATATTTAGTGTAAGATAAAAAGGAGGAAGGGCTTATGAAACAGAAAAAAGAACGAAAGTTTGAACAGACAGAACTTGATGCTGTATATAAAAAAATACTGGGGCATACAAAGGATGACCCGATTCATAGTAGTGCATTACATGCAAGCCCAGTCACAGCCAGAATAATGATTGGTGAATTAAGAAGGCAGGGGAAACCTATATGCAGTAATCAAGGCGGCTATTTTATAGCAGAGACAGCGGAGGAATTTATGGACACAATAAAATATATGGAGGCATTAAAGCAAGGTATGGAGCAAACACTGGCGGCAATGTATGGCACATATAATGACATTGTTGCATCTGAATTCAAGAGGAGTTGATTTTATGGCACAGCAGAACGACCCATTTACACAGGCAGTAAATAATCTCAATAAAGGTATGCAGGAAATGGGGAAAACAATGCGGCAAGCACTGGGGCAAGAAGAGGAACTCGAGGATGTTGCCATGTTTAGGGAAATAACTGAACAGATGTTGGATACCTATATAGCGAAAAATGCTGATTATGGCAGTAGTGTTGAAGACTTATATAACGAGTTCGGTGAAGTAAGTTTGGCAGTAAGGTTATCAGATAAGGTAAACAGGTTCAAAAGTATTATTAAAAAGGGTGTGCAAAAGGTAAAGGATGAAACAATAATCGACACATTGCTTGACCTTGCAAACTATGCAATTATTAGTATCATACTAATAAGAAAAAGGTAGGGTAAGAAAAGGAGAAGAAGTAAGTATTAAGGGGGGTGCTCCTATGGGTGCAAAAGGTAGCGGCAGAAAATCCTATAAAGAAATTGAACAATTTTTTAGGGAGTACTGCTTATTAAAAGGAAGATTATTAAAATTAAAAAGTGAACAACGACGAATATTAAATAGTGGACCAAAACCCATATCAGCCATGAGATTTGATGGAATGCCTCATGCAACCCATGTAACCAACACAGAGACAGAATTGAATAGACTTACACAGGTGCAAACAGAAATCGCTGAATTGGAGGTAACTATAAAGGAAATAAATGAAATAATTGATACCATTGATGTAAAAAGGGCAGACAAGGCATACAGTAAAATATTAAGAAAATATTATATCGATGGTGAGGATATTTTAGATATAGCACTGGATTTAAATTGTAGTGAGGACAGTATTAAAAAGTTAAAGGCACAGGCGATATCAAATATGATGGTTATTTTAAAAGGGCGACAACAATGTAAAAGTAAATTTATTAATCCAGAGGAGGATAATAATGGTAAATAAATATAAAATTATGAATCTTTTACACAGTACAGAAAGGAGAGGAATTGCAGAACTGGCATTGTATATGGCTATACATGGATTTTATGAAGCCCCATGTAGTAGTAAATATCATCTTGCAAAAGAGGGAGGGTTGGCAGAACACAGCCTTAATGTATATGAAACTATGACAAAGATGAACGAGGCACTTAATGCAGGGGTAGACGAAAATTCAATAAAGATTACAGGTTTACTTCATGACATTGGTAAAATGGGGCTTAATGGAGAACCTTATTATGTGCCAGCATATGAAGAAAAGAATTTAATAGTAAGCGGACAGGTAGTAAGGACAGAAAAGATTCCAACTGGCGGATTTGAGGTAAATAAAAAATTATTAAATATCCGACATGAATTTATTAGTGTAACCACAATAAGCCAGTATATGGATTTAACCATAGATGAATATAATGCAATATTATATCATAATGGTTTATATACTCCAGCAGGGCAGGACATTAAAGGCAAAGAGACTCCATTATATTTATTATTGCATAGTGCTGACATGTGGGCGGCAAGAGTAATCGAAAGGGGGAAATAAGAATGGATGTGCTGGTTATTAGCGGCATAATTATAATCGGAATATTATGGGTATGTTGGAAGGCTGGCGGTGTAGAGGCAAAGAAGAATCTATATTTATCGGAACAATATGATAAAGAACACAGCAAGAACAAGAGATAAAACCCAGTAAGGGCGGCGGTACAAAAGAAAATCCCCAGTTGGTAGGGGCGAAGAAAAGAGAAGTAATTACTTATGAATTGACATAGGTAGTTACTTTTTTATACATATAAGTAATAACATAAGGAATAATATAGGTAAAAAATAGAATATTTATATACTTGTCAACTGGTAAACTTTGCAACCAGTGAAATTATTTACTTTGAATATTATATAAAAATATATGTAAAATCATAAAAAATTATAAAAAACCCATGAGAAAGATGCGGCGACGCACTATCTTTACACTTAATGTTCGTCGTCGTATTATATAATAATAGTGTGGAAACAAGTTGAACCACATTTCAACTCCTTGATGAACGGTGTTCAACAGGGAAAAAGTTATTTAAGTGGTGTTTCTCTATATAGGAAAAACAACACAAATAAAAAGAAGGGGATGAAATAATATCAATGGGCTGTATGAAATATCATAAAGACAATTTTATTATATTTAATGCTGATGGTGGCATTGTGGTATATAATACAGACAAAGACTTTGATAAAGGGCATACCCATTTAAAAAGTTTTAAGGCTGGCAGGGATGCGATTAACTTTGTGCTTAGGCAGAAAATACCCAGCAGGGCAAGCAATTATTATTTAAGGAGTTTGGTAAGGTTAAGCACAAACAGCCGCTATATAAACAAAATAGAAGACTTGATTAAGGTACGAAAACAAAAGGGGAAAAAGTTATCATGTAGAAAGCGAAAATTATTTAATAAATGAGGTGGTGTGTTTGAATGAATATGGATGAAAAGGCTCATCGTAATGCCAAGATGAAACTCGAATATGTGAATAGTGATTGCACATATAATGATATTGCTAAAAAGTACAGTATATCCTATGAATCAGTGAAAAAAATAGCACTGAAAGACCAGTGGAGGGAAGCAAGGCGAGACTTAAAAGAAAGGGTTATATCTGAGGCAGAAAATAAAATTGCAACCAGTTTAAGTGATAGGAGAGCGGAGTTAAGTGTTAAGCATTATGATACATGGGAGAAGATATTAAGTATTGTAAATGATATTTTAGACCATAAAGAGGAACAATTACAATATGACAGCGGACAATATAAAGTCGGTACACTTGAAAGAATAGCAAATATTCTTGAAAAAATACAGGAGGGGCAAAGGTTGGCGACTGGGCTTGCAAATGCTCTTGATTTGAGAAAGGTTGTTGTTGCAGAACAGAAACTTGACCTCGAAAGGAAAAAGGCAAGCGGCGAAATTACAGTGCCCGAAAACGATGGCTTTATAGATGCAATGAATGCACAGGCTGACGAAGTCTGGGGTGATGACAATGGCAATGATGAATAAATTGGCTATACCAGTATTTAAGTTTCAGCCATTTAGTACAAAACAGAAAAAGGTCTTGACATGGTATATGCCAGCAAGCCCATACAGAGATTATGATGCTATTATAGCAGATGGGGCAATAAGAAGCGGTAAAACTGTTTCAATGGCTTTATCATATGTAATATGGGGAAATGAGACATTTAACGGTGAGAACCTCGGTATGTGTGGAAAAACAATAGGTTCATTTCGAAGAAATGTTGTGCAACCACTTAAGCGAATGTTAAAAAGTAGGGGCTATGTAGTACAAGACCACAGGGCGGACAACCTTTTAATTATTAGCAATAAGAGGAAAGATGGTACAGTAGCAAGCAACTATTATTATATATTCGGCGGCAAAGATGAAGCCAGCCAAGATTTAATTCAAGGTATTACACTTGCAGGGTGTTTCTTTGATGAAGTTGCACTTATGCCAGAAAGTTTCGTGAACCAAGCGACAGGACGTTGTTCAGTAGAAGGTTCAAAATACTGGTTTAACTGTAACCCAGACGGACCTTATCATTGGTTCAAGACAAACTGGATTGATAAAAAAGATGAAAAACTTGCATTATATCTTCATTTTACTATGGATGACAATTTAAGTTTAAATGAAAAAGTAAAAGACAGATATAAGCGAATGTATGCTGGCATATTCTATAAGAGATATATACTGGGTTTATGGGTGCTGGCAGAAGGTGTTATTTATGATATGTTTGATGAAGAAAGAAACATTAAACATGAACCCTTTATGAAACAGCAAGCCGAAAGATTGTTTGTAAGTATCGACTATGGTACACAGAATCCATGTACTTTCGGATTATATGGTGTAAGAGATGAACATTATCATTTATTTGATTATTACTATTACAGCGGCAGGGACAGAGGTAAACAGAAAACAGATAGGGATTATGTAAATGACTTGATTGATTTTATAGGCGGCAACAATGTAAGATATGTTACAGTTGACCCAAGTGCAACCAGTTTAATCGCTGAAATGAGAACAAGGACATTCTTTAAAGAAAGAAATATTCAGATAGTGCCAGCGAAGAACAATGTAATAAAAGGTATTCAGGCAGTGGGGGTGAAATTACAAGAAGGGAAGTTTACAATCGAACCCGATTGCATTGAAGATAAAAGGGAATTCAGTGCTTATATATGGGATGAAAAAGCCACACAAAGAGGCATTGATGAACCATTAAAAGAAAATGACCACTGTATGGACAGAAATCGTTATGCAGTATATACAGATAGTTTGTTATACAGGCATAGAAAGAATTACAGTGGTAAAGGTGCAAGGAGGAAATAAGATGTATGATTATTTAATATGGTTAAAAGGGGGGCAATGTATAGAAGGTACAGCAAGCGAACAAGAACTCGATAATGTAGTGAACAATTTTTATTATTATAAGGTGCACAAAATAAAAGGAAGAAAATATCGTTTTTATGATTTAAAGGATACCGATGGCAGTGTATTTATAGATTTAAGAAATGTGGCGGCTATTGCAGTAAATGCTCCGATACCATTAAAAAATATCGGATTTATTATAAGCAAGCAAAATGCGAAGGTATAAGTATAAGAGGCATTCCAAGAAAACCCTTTACATGGCAAGATAGATGAAACGAAATACCTGAAAATAGGGGTTTAAGCACTTTAAAAAGGCATAACTTTAAATATATATTCATAAAGGAGGAATTATTGATGGAAAATCCAATTAATGCGAACATGAATGCAAGTAATAACAATATTTCAATGAACTTGCTCGGTGTTTACAGTAATAACCCAGATTTATTAAAAGAAAGAAATGAGGTGTTAAAGTATTATTATTTTTATGGTGGTAAGGCGGCAACCCCAGAAGATGCATTGCATGAACTAACACAGGGACAAAGTTGGATTATACCAACAGACCTTGATTATGTGCCATCACAGGATATAAGAAACCACACTAAAAAGCTATTACAGAAACAAAGACGATTTATGTTTGGTGCAAAGCCAGATATATTGTTCAAGCCACTTGATAAAAAGGACAAGGACAATGCAGAACAGAAAAGAATGATACTTGACAAAATATTTGATGACGAAGATTTCTGGGGTAAAACCAGCAGGGCATTTCTTGATTGTACCATAGGCAAAAGAGTACTTTTAACAGTGCAAGCGAACCCAGATGAGGAAATTGTGTTTAAGTATTACACAATGACAGAATTCACTTATGAAGTTGACCCGAACGATTATACAAAAGTAAATCAAGTAATTATCGCTTATATGGATGCTGAAACTGCTAATAAACCACTGGGCGAACAGTTGTGGCATAGATGGAAATATTATATGGGCGAAAATGGACATTGTTTTATTGAAAGTGGTGTTTATAATGGGTTTGCAGAACCTATCGGGGAAGTGGAAAATAAGGATACTTTATTAGATGAACTTCCTTGCAGGGTAATTATAAACGGTGGCTTAACTGGGGACATTGATGGCGATAGTGATGTGAAGGAATTAATGGATATGCAAAATGCTTACAACCATGTATCTTCAGATTACAGAGATGCCTTAAGGTTTAGAATGTTTGAACAGCCAGTGTTTACAAATGCAGACAGCAATAGTTTAAAGAATATTAAGATTGCTCCGAATGCAATTATTGACCTGCAAACAGACCCAGCCATTGAAGACGGCAAATCAGCAGACGCCAAAATGTTAAGCAGTAGTTTTTCATTTAAAGAGCCAGCCGATAGTTACCTTGACAGACTTAAGAGTGATATGTATGAAATCATGGACCAGCCGAGACCAGAAGATTTAAGAAATGTGCCAAGTGCAAAGGCATTGAGATTTATGTTTTATGACTTAATTGCAAGGTGTGAAGAAAAATGGTTAGACTGGGAACCTGCTATTAAATGGATGGTTCGATTTGTTGCAAAGTGTATTAATCAGTTTAACCTATATCCAGATTTACAGGCAAAGCAATATATTAATACAGCGACAAACATGGTAATTAATCATAATTATCCTATCCCAGAAGATGAGGAAGCAAAGAAAGAACTTGCAATTAAAGAAGTGCAAGGTAATGTTCGAAGCCATAAATCATATATTAGGGATTACAGTGATATTGAGGATGAAGATGGCGAATGGAATGAAATCCTTACTGAACAGACTGATATTAATAATGCAACCCAAGACCAATTTCAGATTGGAAATAATTTAGACCAGCAGAATCTTAATGGCGGCAAGGGTAATGAAGGCAATGTTGGCGGTGGTACAGCAGGAAAAGGGGGTAGCAACCCAGCAGAAGAAGGCAATGATGAAGGGGGAAATAAGTAATGAGTTTAAAAGTAAAATGCACTTACTGCGGTAAGCATTTTAATACTGATAAAGTAAATTTGAAGACTCGTAAGATAGGCAAGGGCATTGAAATAACTTATTATGAATGCCCAAAATGTAAGACTGAATTTATAGTAATGAGAACGAACCCAGATATAAGGTTTGCACAGGCAAAACTTCAGAAATTTATAGATAGGTTAAAAGGCAAGCCAGAGGGGGCAACCCCAGATGACGTTCTTCATGTGGCATTGTTACAAAGAGAATATAAGGCAAAGCTGGACGCTTTCAATGGTAGGTGATAATTATGAACGAATACTTGCAAAGTCTGTATAATATAGCACTGGGGCAAAAGTTAAGACTGGGGATGAATGTTGACCTTGATATATTGAGGGCTTATAAACAGGCTGGGGATGAACTTGTGGATAAGTTTAGACAAAGCAAGGAAGGCAGTGCAACTCGAGCATATTATGCAAGTTATATCAGAGGGTTGCATGACGATATATTAAGAATTACCGACCAGTATGGCATTAAGGCGGCAACTATACCAGCAAGCATGATGCAATTAATGACAGAAGATATATTTAAAAATGCTGGTATTACTGACGCAAACTTCGGAAAGGCATTCGGGAAAATACCTTATGACGTAATGAGACAATTTTACAGTGGTGACCTATATAAAGACGGAGTCGGTTTATCAGATAGAATATGGGGCTATGCGAAATCCAGCGGTGCAAATCTACAAAAGATTATCGCCGCTGGGCAAGCCCAGCAATTATCGGCAACTGAATTAAGTAAAGTATTACAGGACTATGTCAACCCAGAAGCCCGAAAGTTATGGGATAATGATAAAATTAAAAATATACTGGGGGATGGATATGCAACATGGAACAACAATCTTGAATATAATGCCTTAAGGCTGGCAAGGACAACAATTACCCACAGTGCAGAATTATCTTTAATAGCCAGTTGTAAAAATAATCCTTATGTTGAGGGTATAAAATGGCACTTAAGTTCAAGCCATTCTTCAAGGATGCATGGTAGAACTGATATATGCGATACATGGGCTGAACAGAATGGTTATGGTATGGGGGCAGGGGTTTATCCAATGGATAAAGTACCCTTTGACCATCCGAATGGTTTATGCTGGCAAGAGGCATTCATACCGAAAAGCCTTGATGAAATTGGTGATGACCTTGTTGATTGGTTAAACAATGGCAAAGGGCAGACACTTAATCAGTGGCGAAAAGACCATCCAACTTTATTCGACGTAATAGCGAAAGCCTTTGACGCAAATGACTATAAAATTATAACACAGGCAGAAATCGAAGATAAAGTAAATCAGTTTTATAGCAAGTTAAGCGGTGATGATAGGGACGCCATAGGACATTATGTAAGAACTGGAAATAGTTTCAGTCTTAATGAATATCTATATACTGGTAACTATGATAATGAAGTAGCGGCAGGGCTGGCAACAAAATCAAGGTATCTTGAACAGATTGATAATTTTAGTGCAGTAATAAACAAGGATAAACTCACTGACAGTATGCAACTTGTAAGAAATGTTGATACTAATACTATGCAATATATATTTAAACAGGGCGGCATTAAAATGAGTGACAAGATACAAGAGGGACTCGTAAATATTGAGTATGGTACAACTGAAGAAGAAGCGAAAGCACTGGCGGATGAATTGACAAAGAGTTTGGCTGGTGTTAAGTATAATAATCAATCATTTATTAGTACCTCATTTAATGCTGGTGCAAATGTATTCAAAGGCAGACCAGTTCAGATTGAATTTTATGCTGATAAAGGTACAAAGGCATTAATGACGGATAACTGGGCAGAATCAGAAGTAGTATTTGATAAAGATACAAGGATTGAAATACTGGGGTTTACCACAAAGCAGATGAAGGAGTATGGTAGAATAAAAAATATTTTAATTATGCAAGCGAAAATTTTAAAATAAGAGTTGCATTTACAGTATAAATATTATATAATAATATTGTAATAAAGTGAGGTGTTCTATATGAACGATGAAGAAAAACGGTTCACACAGCAACCTGAAGAAATAGAAATTACCTTTGTGCCCCAGTGTTGCGGTTGCAAGTTTAATAAGGATTTGAAAACTTGCAAGCAGTTTATTGTTAAGCCCACAAAGTACAGGGAAAATAAAGCGGATTGCCCGAAAAGAGAACCAACTGAATAAGCCCATTGCTGGGCTTATTTTTTTCTCTGAATTACACTATCTTTACACTTAATGTGATATATAATCATGTATAATAATATTGTAAGATATTATATATTAATATGCCTTGCCTCCATGGGGCATACAACTGATTAAATAATACATGGTT